ACGCCGGGCGATGCGCGACGCGAAGCGGGCCGAGCTGCACGTCCTGCCGGGCGCAGACCAGGCCCCGCCGGCCGCGCCGGTGCCGACTGTCGAGGGCATGCCCGACGAGATCGACTGGCGCAACGCATCGCGCGAGGACGGCTACGTCTGGATGCTCGAGCGGCTCGCCGGCATGGCTGTCGACCCGCGGGCGATCGCACCGGCGAAGGTGGGCGCGATCAAGACGCTCTCCTCGATCTTCGACCAGCTCCACGCGCACCGGGCAGAGCAGGCCGACGGCGCCGACAGCGGGCCGGTCGACCCCGAGGTGCTGCTGCGCGAGTTCAAGGCCGCGACGAAGGGGATGCCGCGCAAGATGCGGCGCGAGATGCTCGCGGCGCTGGGATGACCGCAGCCCTCGATCTCGTCCGAGCGCTCGTCGCCGATGCGGAGGCCGACCCGCTGCGGTGGATCCAGTGGCTGCCGCCGCAGGACGAGTTCCACCGAGACGCGAGCGCGGTGAAGCTGTTGCGGACGGGCAACCAGATCGGAAAGACCACGGCCGGGCTCGCCGAGGTGCATTGGCGATGCATGGGCCTACACCCGCACCTCGAGACGCGCGAGCCGCCGATCGAAGCGTGGGTCATCTGCGCGAGCTGGTCGCAGTCGCTCGCCATTCAGGCGAAGTTCCACGCCATCGCCGGGCGCTACCTCGTGGCCGAGACGCGCTTCGACGCGGTCAACGGCTTCCACGCCAACCGGCCGACCGCGCGCTACCCGAACGGCTCGATCGTCCGGTTCAAGACGACGCAGCAGAACTCGCTCGACCTGGCGGGCGCGACGATTGACCTCGCGATGTTCGACGAGCCGCCGAAGTCGCCGCGCATCTTCGAGGAGGTCCGCAAGCGACTCCTTCGGCGGCAGGGCGTGCTCCTCATGTGCCTTACGCCGGTCAACGCTCCGTGCGGGTGGCTGCGCGAGCTGTGCGAGGCCGGGCAGGTCGCGGATCACCATTGGCGCATGGAGCCCGAGGCGCTCATCCCCGTGGGCGACACTGAGCCCCTCGAGCTCCCCGACGGGACGCCGATGGACGAGGCGTGGATCGAGGAGCTCCGGCGCAACACGCTCCCGCAGGAGGTGCCGGTCGTGGTCGACGGCGAGTGGGAGATGCGCGTCGAGGGGCGCGTGTTCTCGCAGTTCGACGCGACCACGATGCTCGGCGACTCCCCGCCCGAGGGTGAGGTCACGGTCTGCGTCGGGATCGACCACGGCTCGAAGGTGGGCAAGCAGTGCGCGGTGCTGGTGCTCGTCGACAAGAGCGGCGACCAGGACCGGGTCATCATCTGGGACGAGTACGTCGGCGCCGAGAACACCAGCACGACAGACGACGCGCGAGGCATCCTCGACATGCTGCGGCGGAATCGGATCCGGTGGTCGCAGCTCGACGAGGTGTGGGGCGACCGGCTCTACATTCGAGGCCCCGCCGACAAGAAGAGCAACCGCGACCTCATCGACGCGGTCGCGCGTCTGCTGCGTGTGCCGTCGCGCTCGCTGTCGCCTTCGATCCGCACCGTCAAGCGCGGGCGCGGGCGCGGCAAGGGCTCTGTCGATGCGGGCTGCCGCTATCTCCACCAGGCGATGGTCCACGATGGGCACTTCCAGGTCCACCCGCGGTGCGAGAACGTGATCGACGCGCTGCAGAAGTGGGACTACCGGGACGACGACTACAAAGACAAGATCGACGCGGTGCGCTATGCTCTGCAGAGGCAGGTGTTCGCGCCGCGCCGCAAGCGCGACAAGCGCCGCCTCTACCTGTACTGAGGTTCGCCCGTGTACCAGCCCGGCTATCCCGACTACCCGTCGCTCCCGAACCCGCCCACGCCGCGGAACGCAGGCGAGGCGAGCCGGTGGGAGGAGACGCGGCGCCGGCGCCGGATGCTCGAGGGGACGTGGCGCGACGACCTCGAGCAGCGACTGCAGGAGCACCTCGGCAGCGTCCGCCGCGACGCCTGGGGTCCGCTGTCGCTCGCGCTCAACCCGTTTCGGTCGATCACGACTGAGCTCTCGGTGCTCTACGACCAGACGCCGACGGTGCTACACGACCAGATCGCCGACCCGGGCATCGCTCGGCAGCTCGAGATCGCCGGGCTCTGGCAGATGATGCAGCGGGTGCAGGTCTACACGCTCGGGCTGAACGAATGCCTCGTGCGCCCGCACTGCGACGAGCGCGGCCGCTTCTCGTTCCGCATGGTCACGCCCGACTTCGTGCGGGCCTACGCGACGATGGATGACCCGCGCAACCCGGTCGCGATCATCGAGTACCGGATGCGCCGTCTCCCGCCGGCCATCGAGGGCGGCAAGCGCGAGCTCGGGTGGACCGCGGACTACTACGACGTCGGCGACCCCGAGAGCCCGGTCTACCGGGTGCACGCGGTCGACGAGAACGGCAAGCTCGGCGCGGACCTCTCGCCGTTCTACCTGGGCGGCGACTTCTCGGGCGACGCCTACCCGTTCCGCCGGTCCTCGGGGCGCCCGTTTTTGCCGTGGCAGCTCTACCACGCGACCGGCGGCGGTCAGCACCTGTTCAGCCCCTACGACGGGCAGGAGCTCGTCGAGGCATCGCTGGACCTGTCGGTGCTGCATCAGATGGTCGTGCACACGTTCCGCGATGCGAGCTGGCCCCAGCGGTACGTCGTCAACCTGCAGCCCGCGGGCGTGTCTGTCGTCGAGACGGTCGACGGCGCCCGGGCCGAGGTCGTGACCGATCCTGCGTCGCTCATTCAGTTCGAGAGCATCCCTGACTCCGACGGGCAGGGCCAGCCGATGATCGGGCAGTTCAGCGCGGGCGGCGACCCCGGGCAGATGGAGGAGACGCTCGCCAACATGGCCGGGCGCGTGGCCTCCGACGCGGGCGTGCCTCCGTCCGACATTCAGCGGCTCGGCGGCACCGCGCGCAGCGGCGCCGCGATCTCGCTCACCAACGACGGCAAGCGCAAGGCCCAGCGCAGGTACGCGGGCGTGTTCCGTGGCGCCGATGAGCGGCTCGTCGGCATCTGCGCGGCGCTCTACAACCGCGCGACCGGCGCCGTCGAGGGACGCCGCTACGTCGAGGGCGGCTACCGCGTGCTCTACCACGAACTCCCGCTCTCGCCCGACGAGCGCCGAGCGCGTCGAGAGGACGTGATCGCGATGCTCGAGGCCGGGCTCGTCTCGCCGGTCGGCGCGTACATGGAGCTGCACCCGGGCGTCACCAAGGCGCAGGCGACGCGAGCGATCCTCGAGATCCGAGACCCCGACCTCGCCGACGACTTCCGAGACGACGAGGACGAGGACGCCGACGCCTGATGCCGCCGTTCCGCCCGCCCGTCACCGTCGCCCGCAACGCAGAGCGCGCCCTCGAGGTGCGCGAGGCGGCGCCGCCGTCGCAGCGTGGGCTCACCGCGGTCGGCATCGCCCGGGCGCGCGACCTCGGCAACCGCCGGAATGTCTCGATCGCGACGCTGCGCAGGATGCTCGGCTACCTGTCTCGGCACCTGGTCGACAAGCAGGGCGCGACATGGAGCGAGCGCGGCCGAGGCTGGGTAGCGTGGCACGCTTGGGGCGGCGACGCCGGCGGGCGGTGGGCGATCCGCGAGCTCCGGCGCAACGACGCCGAATGGTTCGAGACCTGGTCGAGAGGGACCCGAAACCGGGCGCTGATGCGCCACCTCAGGAGAGAGAGATGAGCGACGACAACCAGACGACCCCGCCGCAGGCGGAGAATCACGTTCCCTACCAGCGGTTCTCGCGGGTGGTCGAGCAGCGCGCGGCCCTTGAGGCCCGCGTCGCCGAGCTCGAGGCCGAGGCGCAGCGGCTGCAGGAGCGCGCCGCGACGGCCGACACGCTGTCGCAGCAGGTGCAGCACTGGCAGACGCAGGCGCAGCAGTACGAGCAGAACCTCGGGAACTACCAGGCCGCGGCCCGCGTGGGCGTCACCGACCCCGAGCTGTACGAGGCGGCGCAGTGGGCGCATAGCCGACTCCCCGAGCAGGACCGGCCGACGTTCGCCGACGCGCTGCAGGCCTGGAAGGCCGACCCGACGCAGGCCCCGCTCGTTCTGCGTCCGCACCTGCAGCCGGCGCCGGCGCCCGCGGCACCGCAGGCCGCGCAGCCGAGCGCGCAGCCCGCGCCCAACCCCAACAACGGCGCGCAGGCGTTCGCCGAGGCCCCCAAGGCGCTCGACGTGATGAGCATGGACCTCGAGCAGTACAAGGCGCACCGCGACCGGTTCAAGGGTACGTCGCTCATCTGAGTTGACGGGCTGCACGGGAGGTAGTACGCTTCCCGTGTAGCCCCTCGGGTCGCTCCCCGTAAAACGCGCGCCGGGCCTGGACGAACCACCCACGCACGCACATACGGGAGCCATCATGGCCGACGAAGTCCTCTACTCCGGTCTCGGCGATCTGCGCCTGGCGAAGATCCTCAACAACGAGATCCAGCTCCTCCTCGCGGATCGCTTCTCGCTCCGCAACCACCCGAGCATCCTCAACGCCGGCAACATCGCCGGCCGCGGCTCGTCCGTGCTCTCGATCCCGCAGGCCGGGCTGGACGGCTACGACCTGATGACCGCCGTTGGCGCCGAGACCGACGCCGCCGCGAACGTCGCGCTCACCGACGCGAGCGCCGACATCACGATCGCCCGCTACGCCCTGCGTCGCGAGATCTCCGACCTCGCCAACATGACCGATTCCGTCGGGCTGAACGTCGAGCGCCTCGCCGCCGACATGGTCGGCGGGTACGAGATGGCCGTGACCAACGCGATCTGCGACACCATCGACGGCTTCACCGCGACCGCCGGCACCTCGGGCGTGGACCTCTCCGTCGACGACTTCTTCTCGGCGCTGTTCACGCTCGAGCAGGCCAGCGTCGCGACCCCCTACGTCTCCGTGCTCCACCCGGTCCAGGTCACCGACCTGCAGAACAGCATCCGGGCCGAGGGCGGCGCGCTGCAGTACATCGCCGCGACGCAGGAGATGCTCATGGCGAAGGGCCAGGGCTACGCCGGCTCCTTCCTCGGTGTCGACATCTTCAAGAGCTCCAAGGTCCCGACGGCGAACGCCGGCGCCGACCGGGCGGGCGCGATGATGGGCTACGGCGCGGTCGGCATGGCCGAGGGCGCGGTGCGCCCCATCGCCGCTCTCGGTGGCGCCCTGCAGTTCCCCGCCGGCACCGTCATCGCCGTCGAGTACGAGCGCAACTCGGCGAAGGGGCTGACGGCCATCACGGGCAACGCGTACTTCGGTGTGGCGCTGCTCCAGGACTCGATGGGCGTGAGCATCATCACCGACGCCTGAGACCTCGGGTCGGGGCTGGGTGGGAGCTTCCCGCTCTCTCTCTGGCTCCGGCCCGGCCCCGGCCCCTACACCCTCACCCACCACACGCAAGAGAGAGAGCACCATGCCCACCGACTTCAACGGAGGCGGCCGCGCACCGCGCAGGCGCCAGCGCGGCACCCCGAGCGTCCTCAACGAGCCGGCCCGGCCCGACTTCACGCTCACCCACCACCCGGCCCGGTGGCAGGAGATGGACGGCGAGCTGCTCCCGCTGCTCGGGCGCATGTCCCACAAGCCGGGCGTCAACAACGTCGACCACTTCGGCGACACGACCCGATCCGAGGTCAACCTGCAGAAAGGCGGGTGGTCGCTCATCCCGCCCGAGGCGTGCCCCGCGTCGGTCTCTCCCGACGGGATCCCGGGCTACGTCCGCGTGTTCGACGGGCGAGTCGGCCCGATCCACGTCACCGCATGGGAGCGCCCGCGCGCGCTGGGCTCCCGAGTGGTCTGGGACCGCGACGAGCAGGGGTACCGGCAGTGGCTGCGCCACCTGATGACGGAGGGCTACATCGCGCCCCCTGACAGCACGGTGGTCGAGTACCTGCGCGAGCAGCTCATGTCCAAGCGTGAGAGGAAGGCGGCCGCGGCCGACCTCAACCCCTACGCCCGGCAGGCTGTCGAGCAGATCGACAAGGCCCTCGAGCGGCTCGACGCAGCGTGGGCGAAGGTCTCCGGCGCCGACGAGGCCGACCAGGCCGAGCCCGACAAGAAGCCGACCCGCGCCCGTCGGGGTGCGAAGTGAGCGGCGAGGACCCCCGGATCCGCAACGCTCGCGACCGCTTCGAGAAGCGACTCGTCGAGCACGGAGTGCCGCAGCGTGACGCGCGGCGCGAAGCCATCAAGCAGGCCGTGCAGGCCGACAAGAAGAAGAGGTAGACATGCCCAAGATCGGGAACGCCGCGCTCGGCCGTCCGCTCGTCCGTCGCCGGGTGATCATCGAGGCCAGCGAGCTCAACGCCGCCGCCACCACGCAGAGCGTCTCGCTCGGCACGCTGCCCACGGGCGCCGTGGTCGAGCAGGTGTTCCACGAGGTCCCCGTGCTGCTCGCCGATGCGGGCTCGATCTCGGCGGTCGCCCTCGAGGTCGGCACCAGCGGCGACCCCGACTACCTCATCGCGTCGACCTCGGTGTTCACCGGCGGCACGCAGACCCGGCAGGCCGGCGCCGGCACCGGCGACCGCGTCGCCCTCGGCGCGACCGAGGTGCTCGCAAAGTTCAGCGCCACCGGCGCGAACTTCGGCGACGGCACCGACTCCGACCTCGACGCAGGGCTCGTCGTCGTCACGATGCTCTACCGGGTGGTCTGATCGTGGGAGTGAACAGCCCGAGCTCGCTCGCTGCGCGGTGGGTCCTGCCGGATCGCATCGTGCGCGGCCGCGACACCGACGTCACCCTCGAGGTCTACCAGAGCGGAGCGCGGCAGACGCTGGCCTCCGTCTCGGTGGTCGTCTCGCGGGCCGACGGCACCGAGTTCTCCTCGGGCTCGGCTGTTCTCTCCGACTCCGACCGCACCGCGACGTACACCGTCACCGGGACGAGCGCCGAGTCGCTCTCGGACGGGTGGCGGGTGGTCTGGACGGCGACCGTCGGCGGCGTCGTCTACACCTTCGGCAACGAGGCGATGCTCGTCCGGCAGCCGCTCGCGCCGGTGCTCGCCGACGCCGACCTGTTCACGCGGGTCTCGTCGCTCGACCCGTCGGGCACGACCCCGATCACCAGCCTGGCGGATTATCAGGCGTACCGCGACGAGGCATGGATCGAGATTCAGCAGCGGCTGATCCAAGAGGGCAACCGGCCCGCGCTGGTGCTCTCCCCGACGGCGCTCCGAGGTGCTCACCTCGAGCTGACCCTCGCCCTCATCTTCGAGGACCTCTCGACGCGGCTGAACGAAGCCTACGAGGCCCGGGCGCAGCAGTACCGCCGGCAGTACCACGACGCCTGGCGCCGGCTGACGTTCCGATACGACGCCGACGAGGACGGGGCGATCGATGACACCCGCCGGCGCCGCGGACACGGTACGCTGTGGATGTGCGGCGGGCGTGCGCGGTCTGTCCGATGAGTGCGCTCACCGTCGCCGCGATCCGGCAGCGCGTAGAGGCCGCTCTCGTCGCAGAGGCCGGGTTCACCAAGTCGCGGTTTCACCCGGATCTGTTCGGCCTGGACGCGCGCCTGCTCATGCACGGGGCATTCGCCGTCGGTGCCCCGCTCACCGAGGCGCACCCGACCACGCAGCGACAGCGCCGCGCGGAGGGTGTGCTCGCAAACACGTCGATCTCCGTCCGCGTCGCCGGCAACCACCGAGCAGACAACCAGGTCGCCGACTTCGACGCCCTGCTCGCCCTCGAGGGCACCGCGATCACGACCGTCGAGGGCATCTCGCGCGAGAACCTGCACATCGTGTTCGAGAGCGCCGCGCGCGAGCCGACAACCGAGTTCGAGTTCCTTCTCTCGACCATCACCTTCCGAGCCATCCACCGGCTCGCTCTGCAGTAGGAGCCCACCATGGCCGCCAGCACCGTCATCAAGCACCTCTACGACGGCTCCATCACCGTCGAGGACGGCACCACGCCGACCGCGGTGTCCCTGTCGATCCCGTTCACCGTGGGCGATCTGTCCCTCGACGGGCTCATGGAGTCGCAGCGCGCCGCGCAGGCGTACCAGACCCGCGGCACGCTGCACTCGGTGCGGCTCGCGGCCCGCGAGTTCCCCTCCGTGACCTTCTCGGCGCAGCTCGCCGACATCTCGGACGGCACCGACGGCACCCTGATCGACTTCGCGCTGAAGCAGGCGTCGTACAGCGCCAACGTCACGACGCTGACGGGCTCCGACGTCTACGCGGTCAAGCTGACGCTCACCGTCGAGGGCACCGACCTCGGCGACGCCGCCGATCACACCATCGAGCTTGACGACGTGCATGTGACCGTCGCGGTCGCCGAGGGTGAGCCCGACACCGTCACGATCTCCGGCACGGTCTACGGCTCGATCACCATGACCTGAGAGCCCACCAGGGCAGAGAGAGAGCACCCATGAGCATCACCGTATCCCTCGCAGGCGTCGATGTGCCCCTCAAGGCGCCGGCGTCTGCGTCCGCGCGCTGGGACGTCTACAGCGCAGCGACGAGCAACCCGAACCGCGCCTTTGCGGCGGCCCTTGCGCTGTGCTGGGACGGTCCCAACAAGCCGCGCACCCGCCTCGCGCAGCACAGGTTCGACGCGCTCGCGTGGGGCGGTGCTGTCCTCGACGAGCTCGTCGCCCGGGGCGTGCCGCTGCCCGAGGTCATCGGCGCCGGGCTCCGCGCCTGGCAGCTCTGCGGCGAGGGCCTCATCACGGGCGACGAGGTCAAGGAGGCCGAGGGTTTCTCCAGGGGCGAGGGGGCGTAGACCGCGCCATCCTCGCCGTGTGTCGAGACTACAGCATCACCCCGCCCGAGTTCCGCGGGCTACCCCGAGAGGACCGGATCGCCATGCTCGCCGACGCCAACCTCAGAGCCCGCGCGATGCAGAAGGCCGCGGGCAAGGCGTCAAAGCCGCGGCCGCGCTACAATGCGAGCAGCACCGGCGAGCAGTTCTGGACGGGCGGGTAGCATGGCGATCACGGGCGGTCTGACGTTCAAGAGCGAGCAGGTGCTGCGGCGCCTGCGCGACTCTGTCGACCCGCGCTCGGCTCGCCTGCGTCGCGTCATCGACGACATGCAGAAGGCCGTCGAGAAGCTCGAAGCCGACGCTAAGGAAGGCTGGCCCGTCGACCGCAACACGAAGGGCAACCCGATCCGCAAGAAGGCCGGGCAGAAGCACTCGATCGAGCTGTTCGGGACGCGCATGACCCTCACGGGCTCGCGCATCATCGCGACGGTCTACAACACCGCGCCCTACGGCTACTACATCAAGTCCGTGATGACGGGCGAGACGACCGCAGAGCAGCGGCGCCGGCACATCTGGCGCGACGGCGTGCCGCAGGATCGGTACGACGCGCAGCGCAGGGTCGGCACGAAGCGATCCGCCTTCGTGCGGCAGATGCGCACGCCCGGCCGCAAGATGGCCCGGCGACTCTCGCGCGAGCTTGAGCAGGACCTCGTAGCGGTGCTGCAGGGGGTGCTCTGATGGCAGCAGGACGCGAGACGATCTCCCTGAGCTTTCAGGCCGAGCTGGGCGACCTCAAGCGGCAGTTGAACACGCTCCCGGGCGTGACGAAGAAGCAGGCCGCGGAGATGGTGCGCGAGCTCAACACGGGCTTCAAGCAGGCCGAGCGCGCCGCGGCGAAGGCGGCGAAGGCGAACCGGCGGCAGTTCCGGCAGATGGCCGACTCGGCGCAGCTCGCCGGCGCCGCGATCGTGGGCGTCGCTGGCTCGGTGGTCGCGCTCTCGCAGGCGTTCGCCGACCTGCAGAACGAACTCGCCGACGCGAGCGCCCGCACGGGTGTCGCCGTCGAGACCCTCGCCGGCCTGCGCCTGGCTGCGGAGGGCTCCGGCCTCGAGTTCCGCGCGCTCGAGGCCGGGCTCAACCGACTCCCGAAGGCGATGGCCGATGCGGCTCGCGGCACGGGTGCGGCCGCGCAGGCGTTCGAGACCCTCGGTGTCGACGTGCAGGACGCATCCGGGGCGCTCCGAGACTCCGACGTCGTGCTGCAGGACACCTTCGAGGCCCTCGCCGCGATCGAGAACCCAGCCGAGAAGGCCGCGCTTGCGATCGACCTGCTCGGACAGCGCGCCGGGCCGGCGTTCCTGCAGACGGGCGCGATCGACAACCTCGACGCCTTCGTCGCCCTCGCGACCGAGTTCGGCGTCGACGTCGGGCCGAAGGCCGCGGCGAGCGCCGCCGAGTTCCAAC